TTTTATAATTAAATCTGTCGTTAAGTCAGCCATGATCAGCCCCCTCATTGGTTACATAGGGCTTTCCGGTTATTTCCATAATGTAATATTCTTGCCCGCCATCATTCCTCAGAAGAACAACCTTATCACCAGAAACAAGCTTATTTTTCATATTCCCCATTATCATACTCATAGGAATTGGCAACCTCTCATTTATTAATACAGCTGATCCGTTATAGGTCCCATTGACGAAAGTTGCTATCTGTCTATTCTTAATGTAATTATCAACTATTGTCTTTATCACCGTAAATAACTCGTTTGCTGCGTTGTTATTACTCACCGAGCATCACCTCCACATTCATTTTGTGCACTGGTATAAAATCATGAGTTACTTTTTTTACTACTAACCGGTTGTTCAATTTAATACCTTCAATGCTACCATAAAAGCTATTTCCGGATCTTATTCTTATGTCGCCTAAACATTCTAATTTCAAGGTTTCTTTTTCGTGATTATACAGTTTTAACATGTCGTTCGCTCGTTTTTGTGCTTTTTCTGCATTGTCAACACCGGAAGCCGATGTTTCAAAGTATTGCAATAAACCATATTTATTAACAGATTCTTGGTCAACTGCTGTACCTACATCGAAGTGTCCACCCTCCTCACTTTTCCACCCAATTTTTATTCTGTTATAAAATTCATCGTCAATAGATTTTTCCCAGTTATACCCCATACACAAACTATCATCGCCAAGTACCAATGGTAATTGGAGGTTTCGCATGTTCCAGAGACAAACAAGCCCATATTCGTCCCTCATGCAGAATAAGTCATGGCTCTCCATACCATAGTAAGAGTTGTAAATCGCCCTGTTTACCTGATCGAGCCATGTTTTGTCCATGTCGGCAATCGTAGGTAAAATGTACCCTGTATCTTCTAAAGTTCCCATTTTTAATGAAAGAGAAGTTCCCATTTTTTGAACCAGACTTTTAAGAGTTCCTTTTTCCAGTACAATAATTTCTTTTGCCTTTGCATAGCGTAACTGATCATAAGCTTTAACTTTAATTAACCCTTTTTCGTCGCCAGAAACCTTAAATATAGTTCCAAAAAATATACCATCCTTTTGGTTGTTGTCAGTTAGACGTATTGCATCTCCGTTTTGTACTGTTAAGCCATCACTGATGTATATAACCTCTAATGCACTGGCACCTTCATTAAGCGCATCAGACCATGATAATTCCGTGCACATATTGGATATATCATATATTTCCCCTTGTGTTTGCACCATTAATTCCAAGTTGCGCCTCCTATATTGGTATGCTGAGCACTTGACCAGGATAAATCAAGTTCGGGTTTTTTATTGACGGATTAGCCGATGCGATTTTCGAATATTGTGTGCCGCTTCCATAAAATTTCTTTGCAATACCGCTCAACGTATCACCCTTAACAACTGTGTACGTTTTATTTTCTGTGACTGCCGGGCTGGTTTGGCTTGTAGGTACTTCCGCCTGCGCCACCGTAACAGTAGGCGTTGGAACCGCTATATATCGTTTTCCAGGAGCCTTATATTCGAGCAAGGTGATTGACAAATACTTATCTCCTTCCTCACCCGCTTTTTCAACTGATTCCACACTTTGTACAAGCACTTTACAGCTGATATCATCTGTTATGTCATTCGATGCGATAAGCCGGATCGGTGTCATGTTTTTTTGAGCCTTACGAAACATTTTTTCATAGTAATCAGCATCTCTAAATCGTCCGGCTGTTTCCACGTAATGGTATTCCTGGCTCGGAAATTCAGCCTCAAAGCTAAACTTTTCAAGTTCGCAGGTTGCAGGGACCGATACTTGACCGGTCCCAAGAATCTGATACGTTTCGATTTGTAAATCCCTGGATCTTTTGATTTCTTCTGGGTTTACCGGAAGTTTATATTTTTTGCTGCCAAGCTTAAAGTAAATGGAATATGACATACTTAGTTCACTCCTTCCGGTGCTGTTGCGATTTGCTCTTTAAGAATGCCACCAATGTGAGCCGCCACCCCATCAACATCGGCTTCCCTTGTGATAGGTCCAGAGAATTCCACGTGAATATTAGGGGCGAGTGTGTTTTGTGAAATCCTGGCAACATAGTCTCTTTCCGCAAGCTTACGGAGCCATTCAATGTCCTCCTCGTTCTCCACCTTCACTGCTTTGTTTTTCCCTTTACCCTCAATTACTGCAGGGTTCCCACCGGTTGCAAATTTACTAAAATCAAATTGGTCTTTTTTGTCATTAGGATTTAACCCAGATAAAACATTGGTTAGTCCGTCTTCTAATCCCTTGCCGCCTTTATAACCTTTTTTTGCTTCATCGGTCATGTTTAGGTAATCCAGAGGTTTAACATACTCTTTCCAACCGGAAGCATCTTTAATGCTCTTTGATTTATCTTTCATTCCGCCTATCAGATCATCCACTTTAGAGGTTATATCTACTTGGACCCCTGGAATTTTATTGATTAAGTCCTCTACTCCCTTTGCAATGGATTGGAAGTATCCAAGTACATTAACCGCCATGTCATAAAACAACACTTGGATCGCTGCCACTGGATCATTAAAAGCATTGGCAATCGCATTGATTATAATGGCTATCATGTTATATACATAGATCATTTGATTGACTATGAATGCAGCAAATGCTCCCATTACTCCGAGTATAAGGCCGGTGGCGCTTATCGAAGTACCTGCAAAGTGATTAACGGCAGCTACGGCAGCATAAAAAGCCGCTACCAGTACCAGAATTAATATTATGATCCATGTGAGTGGACACGCTAACAGCGCGGCATTAAACCCATACTGCGCGGCGGTAGCCGTAAACGTGGCACCAGACTGCATAGCAAGCGCTGCCGCATGCGCGCCGCTTATCAGTGCTGCTGCTCCTGCAATTAAGTTTGTTATTCCCTGTGCAATGTTATAAGCGACAAGGGCTGCGACAATGCCCCAAATAAATGGACTGATGTATGGCCAGCTCTTACTCATAAAATCATATACCGCAGATGCGCCATCAAGTAATGAATTACAAGCATCCGCAGCACCATAAATAAGGCCTATTATGTTATTAAGTGCAGCTTGCCCTTCCGGTGAGTTGAGCGCCTTGTTAAGTTTTTCAAACACTCCACCGAAAGCCTGATTACCGGCGTTTTTAATCTTATTCCATGTATCAGAAAACGTCATTGGCATAGTGGCAAATTTATTATTAATATCGTCTGCTGCTGCAAACATAGCCCCTTTTATGATGTCCGATGTGATCGCACCGTCAGCTGACAGCTCTTTTAACTCGCCTTTGGTCTTACCCATATACTTTGCGATTGCATCAGCTACCATGGGGGCATTTTCCATAACAGACCGGAATTCATCTCCTTGCAGTTTGCCTGCCGCCATAGCCTGGGACAGCTGTAGAAATGCTGAATCCTGTTCAGATTTCCCCGCACCGGATACTTTTAAAGATTTCTGTAATAATTCCGTGAACCCGATTGCTTCATCATTGCTTCCGAAACTATCTCCGGCCAGCAGGTTCATTTTTGCCACGGCGCTCGCCATATCGGTATAGGATCCTCTGGCTCGATTTGCTGAAGCAAATATTTTATCTTGTAGTTCAAGCTGGGTCTGCGTACCATCATTTACCATTTTAAGACGTGCCGCCGTATTGGTGTATGTATCTGTAAGATCCATTGTCTTTTTTACAGAAGCAAGCGTTATAACCGTTCCCACAAGTTTCATGAGGCCGCTATTGGCGGTAGAGGCGGCAGCCCCGGTCTTCTGAAGACTGTCATTATATGCATCTGTGCCCTTGCTTGCTGAAAGCACGCTTTTTGTGGCTTTATCTGTGCCGGAAACTATTTTATTTACCGTGGAACTGTATCCATCAAACAATTTAAACATTGCTTTTAATGTAGCCATGTTCCCCACCTCCTTACTTCCTTACCTTTGCGGCCTCTCGCTTTTCGTCTTCAACCCTGCATCTTATACTGGCATATATAAACGCTTTTTCTCTGTCACCCATCTTTAACAATGTACTTGGCAATATGTGAAGCTTTTGCAGGGCGAAATGTGCTAAATTCATTTCACCATCGCCCTGCTTTATCAGTTTTTTGCTTCTTCGATGTCGTCGTTAATGTCCGCTTCCAAACCGGACAATTCTTTAACCGCCTGTGCCAGCGTGGCAAATTCACCTATAAGGAGCATCTTTTTCAGCAATTTCACGGCTCCAAGCACTCCATATGCTTTCTGTAGTTCTGCGTCGTTTAGGTCAGGGAAAACAACTGCGGAAGCAGCCAGATCATGGCTATAACCGATCTGATCGAATGTTTCTTCGCCCTTTTTATCTTTCCTCCGGTATTTTCTTATAATTTCTTCATTTTCTTCCTGAGTCACCGGCCTGATTGTAAACGGGACAGTCTTTCCTTTTTCCTGGAATCTCTCAGATACAATTACCTCTTTGTTTTCAACCTTAACTGGGTTTAAGAATGCACTTAATGTACTCATGTTTTATCTCCTCTCAATAATAAAGAGAAAGCTGTCAGCTCCCTCTTATCTCATATTTTCTGGCAATACATAGCTCTCCAGATCATCCAGATCGTCAAATGTGAAATCTGTGTCTGTGGTATTAAGATCCTCGCTGCCATCTTCCAAGTAAGCCACCGGGACTTTAGCCAGAATAATATTTCTCATTACAACGGTACGCTTTCCGATGGTGGACGCCGGATCCTCGTTGGACACCTGAATGCTGATCTGTGGTGTGTCGCCGTTTTTAATGTACTGCTGATAAATTGCAAGCGCAGCCGGACTGACATTGTACATGGTCATGCTGCCTTTTCCCTCTGCGCCAACAACCTTATGCTGTTTCATTCGGTTCCCCAGCAACTTTTTCGCAATAACTGTGAACTCGATGTTTGCCTCGATTTTAGAGAGCTCGAAAAAATACCGGTTCTGTCCGTCCGTCGTAATAAATGCGCTACCCTCACTGCCTGTCACGAGGTCCGCAATTTTTGTGTAACTTCCTGCCATGATCTACCTCCTTATGACAAATTAACGATTATGTAAATCTTTTCCACGCTATCTACTGGTTTAATGTTCGCCGATACAAGTACCGTATCAA